CTAATCGATGGACAGTTTATGGACACTTTCAGCCAGCGGATTAAAGTTGATCGCGTCCTGTAAGAAGTCCGGCGAAAAATGAGCGTACGTCATTGTCTGTTGAATCGTGGCATGCCCAAGAATTCGTTGTAACGTAACAATATTTCCGCCATTCATCATAAAGTGTGTGGCAAATGTATGACGCATGACATGTGTAGCCTGCCCCTTCGGCAAATCCGGTTTAACCTCCTGAAGAATCTCCCGGAACTCCAGATAATCAACCTGATACAACAACCCCGTCCGACGGGTTTTAATCAGCGGCACGACCGAATCAGCCACAGGAACTGAGCGAGACTTCCCATTCTTGGTGTTAAAGAACGTCACCCGGTTGCCAACGATATGCTCTCCACGTAGTTCTGATGCTTCACGCCATCGGGCACCAGTAGAAAGACACAGAATGGCAACACGACGCGCATCACCCTCCAGTCGCTCAAGAAGCTGCTCAATCTCATCATCAGAAAGAAAGGCCATTTCTGTGTTCTGAACTTTCAGTTTGCGTATACCGCGTACAGGGTTCGCGTTGTGAAAGACCTCAGCTTCAATCAGCACCGTGAACATGGTAGACAAAACACATAAATCACGATTAATACTGGACGGCATTAATCCGGCCTGTAATTTCTCTGACCTATACTCGAGCATAAATTTTCGCGTCATATGACTGGCACGAGGATCTCCCATTTCACGAATAACCTTCCCTAGCCTGACTCTGTAGCTATCCCCGTAAGCCTGATTACGCCCGTCAAGCATCCACCACGCATCAAGCAGCTCTGATAATCGCCGCTGATCAGCTGGCTTAGCCTGCCATGGCTTGTCATGGAAGTTCTGTAACACATATTTCTCAAACTCCTGAGCCTTTGATTTCAGGGTAAAGATTTTTCGAATCCGCTTTCCTTCTGCCCCCTGCGGCCTTACATCAACCTGATAACGTCCGTCTTTGAGTTGCTTAATCGACATGATTAGCCCCTCCAACGGATAAATTAACTAAACACTCCTTGCGAGATGTAATTCGCTCAATGTGTATCGTCAGCCAACATTGCGGCCTGATCGGGGTGATTTTTGGGTAATGCCGATTGAAGGCTGATCGTCCTCCAACTGAATAGAGCCATCAAGAGAGAGAGCCGGGGCTATCTGCCCTCCGGCTTCAAATGTTTCATCTGTCGTTAACCAAAGCGCATACTTTTTGAGTCGTGAATTCTTTGTAATCTTGAACAAAATTTCACTCCCTATCCCTTCTTGTCTTCCCGTTTCGTAATATCTTTGGGTATTAACCGGAATCCCTGTAAGTTCAAAGAATTGCTTTCTTGTCAGCCCTTCACTCTTCCGGATCAATAAAATTTTCTCGCCAATACATGTTGACAGTGTCGAATTCATACTACTAAAATCCTCTCAAAGTGTCGTAATCTCGACATTGAAACAAACCAAAACAAACCATCACAAGGCGCGACAAGCGTACCAATGCAAGAGGATAACAAATGCGGGACATCATTGCCGATAAAGAGTTATCTGACACCAAACAACCTCACGCAAGTAGCGGCATTAGCGAATCCGTTGATGCCGCCAACGACAACGAACACGAAGAAAACAAGAAAAAGCGTTCCTACAAAAAAGGAGCGACTTTACGGCTGGATGGTCCGATCGCCGGGCTTTGCTCTCTGGAAAAAGGCGCGGCATATATTGGGCTAACAAAATCTGCACTGCGCGTAGCCATTCATCGCGGTCAAATGCCGGGACATAAAACGCGCACTAACCCGGAAGATGAAAACTCAGACGGCGTATGGTGGTTTAACGCCAAAGAGTGGGACAAGTTGGCTGATGAGCTACCAGAGTGCGAACCACCAGAATGGCACAACTGGAAAAGTTACTGGACGTATGACCGCCAGAAAAGAAAGTTCTCTCCAGCCAACAAAGAAGACTGCCAGACCGTTAACGGAAAACGGGTTTATACAGGCAGAAGCTCAAAGCTGGAGCGACTCAAAAGTAACCAGGTCAACTAAACACATAAAAATGACCAGCCATATCATCAGCGCCATTCTAACCCTTGTGTTTATTGAGATAGGCGTAATAGCGATTTATTTTTTCGCAAGTTAACGAGACATGAAGAACGCTTTATTGATCTCAATATTGAGTACGTCGCCGCTTATGCCAAAGGGCTTTTTCCGACTGCCATTGGTGCGGTTCTCATAGCGTTTGTTATTTGGCTCATTGAGTAGAGGCACGAAAAATGAATAAGCAGCAAAAAAGCAACACCAATAACGCCCAGCTCCTAGTGCAACCGGAGGATAAAAGCCTACAGGAACAGCTTAAGTACCTAGATGAGCTGAAACACGACATTATCATCTTTCCGGACAATATTTGCGCTATTGGACTGCAAGTATCCCCATTGCAACTTGCCAATACATATCGCCACCTGATCTCTGGGCAAATGCAAAACACGACAGATAACGAAGTGCCAGAAGAGGCGCGAAAGCACTTTCGTGATTCACTTGGCACAGAAGGGATCGCCATAAAGATACACCCTATTGCAGTTCACATTTCTTTTTATGGCACTCAATCCCCCGAAGAGGCAATCAAAAACATAATCAAAAGCCAAAACAAGATGACTGAGATAAAACGGGGCGTAGCAGCCCCGTAGAGACTCTCAGAAAATAGTGACACTGAACCCAACAGGATACTTAGTGTTGCTTTCGTTGAGAATTTTGAACGCCAAATCGCGGATTGTTGCAGCAGGATGTTCCTGACTTACCGCCTGAACAGGTGTTTGCTCAAGGGTATCGAGAAGTTTTTTCATTTGTTCAATGACTTCTTCATGTGAATTCATATGAACTCCTTTTTCAGTGGTGGTTATATCAATAGCTTTCTGGCCGAAGGCTGCACAACAAACTACCACAAAACCATGCGCCGGGCATGGCTAAAACCCGGCACTAATTCACAACAGCAGTAGGGTCTTGCATGAAACAACAAAGCAATTCTTCACAACGGCGCTTCCGCAACGGCGCAGAACGCCATGCTAACCGTTTCGCTACCAGTGCATCACGTAGCAGCTCTCGCTACAGCCTGAGCGAAACACACGCAACACCGGATGGCCACGCTGTAAAACAAATCGGCGAGCACACCTGGCTGATTGAGAAAGCTGGAATCGTGGTTCACAGGTGCCCCCGCAACCCATTTACCGGAAACCGCATTTTTGCACTGAGCAGCGGCGACAATCAGTTCGGACAGGATTTCACATTGTACGAAGCGCTACGCACGGTTGACCGCTTAATTGCAGGACGTAGTTTTCAGCATCCACGGGGGAATTAACCAATGGCAACAACGACAAAAAACATGGTAGAGATAGCCTCGGCCTACACTATTATCATGCACCGGCTCATAGATAATAATGCCCGTGATGCATTAAATACGATAAAACCTTTGTCGGAAGCAAAAAGCGATATTATCAGCGGATTAAAGTCACTACAGGAATGCGCACGCTATGCAGGTGATCACGCCGCATACATGACCATTAACGATACAATTGAGCGCATTGAATCAGGTAAACCATTAAGAGCTTTTGTTTAATTGTTTTCTGGGGAAATGCAATGGGCAAAGAATATAAAACTCTCATTAACAAAGCACTTGAGCGTTTTTATTTTCGCTTAAACACATCAGGGGTCCACGCCGAACACGCAGCCCATGATTCATTAGCAAGAGCAATCAGAAGTCTTTATGACGTACCCTTTTATGCTGACGATTTGGATGCAATTAACGAGCTTTCCGAACTCGTCTGCGCCGCAGAATGCGGAGAGCGCATTGAACCATATAAACTGGGGAATATCGTATGAGTATATTTATATCATGGATTGTTCTGATTATTTCGGTGGCCTGCGCAATCGGGATTATGCGAATTATTAATTCAGTAAAAAAGATTGAACGCTTTTTCACTGAAGAATAATCGCGCAAATAAGATTTCAGGTTAAATAAGAAAATGTAAAAACAATCCGCATTCGCGGAGGTATTCGCACAAGTAAATAACGGAGATACAAAAATGCTCGAAAAAGAAGAAGGTATTATCAAAGCACTGAAAGAAATTTCAAAGACAGAAAACGAAGTAGCGAAAAAAGCCGTGGCAAATGCTCATATGAACGTCGCAACCCACACACTGATAGTCGCAAGAGTCACGGCAGAAGCAGCCGAAATTATCGCAAAACAGAATGCTGAACTGGCAGTTCTCAGAACACAACCAGTCACCGGACTGGATTTGTCTAACACCGGACGCCTTATTTACACAATTGATTCGGAGCTAAAGCCATACATCATTCTCGCCGGAGTGCAGGATAAATACCTGATTACCCTTTACCCCATAAAAGAATCAGAAATCATGAAAGACCTCCGCCTGATTGAGCGCACTCACGCTGTATTTACTGATGCCGCACAACGCGCCGTATTAAACGCATAAACCCGTCATGAAAAAACTGAAATATCTCGTGGCCCTGTTGGGCCACATCGCCAGGACAGCAACAGGATTTTACTTCCGCCCGTTCAACAAAGTATGGGACGAACACCTACAACAAATCTTGGACGAAGGTGTTCTTGAGTCAACTAACAAACATGCCGTCTTTTGGCTCTACGGCGACATATACGAAATCTGGATCAGCAACCGCTGGTTTGCGTACGGGTTCCTGTTCTGCCTGAACGGACAATTTGTAGCCCCGGCAGATGCGTACCGCCCACGTTTCCGCACCATGTACCGCCTGCATCAAATGGTACAGGCCAGCAAGGCAAAGGAGATGGGGAATGTTTAGAGAATTTACCGTCATTCGTTTTACTGCCAAGGGGCGCGAGTATGAAGTTGATGAACGCCTGGTAGACCTGGACAGAACCGCGCCGTCACGCACCGAACAAGACACTCATCACATCTATCTCACTGACGGCACTTACTTCTGCGCCACCAACGTGGTGCAGGTGAATCTTATCAGACAGGTACAGGAGTCACGCAGATGACCATTCTGGACTACATCGCTGCTAATCCGGGTTGTAGCGGTGGAGAAATCGCCGCTGCACTGAATACCCCAACCACAACCATTAATGCGGAGTTACGCCGTCTCTGGCGCAGCGGTTCAGTCATAAGAAAAGAGCGCAAAACAGGCGGTCGCTTTTCTTATCAGGTAAACCCGATGCCGTTCGGGTGTAGCAACCCACTAACCCAGATGTTCAACCAGTTACTGAAGGAAGCCAGAGCATGCACAAAGCCTTTGAACGATGGATGCGCCAGCGCTATGGCAACCGCTACGACCTGACGAAAGATACCGATGGCTACTACTGCCGCGAAGTTGTGAAACGAATGTTTGAAGTGTGGCGCTACTGCCGCAGCTTATACGTTGAATAAAACAGGTCATCGCCGATGCGCATACAAAAAAACCGCTTGCCATGCCGCAATCAGCCAGGTTACATTTCCGCTGCACCTCATAAAACGGGTGCCGGGATTTCCACCCCGCTGACAAACGTAGCGCACAACCGCGCCAGCGGTTTTTTTGTGCGTACTGTATCGCCACGTCTTTTTCGCACACGAATTATGGTGGGGCGTACGGGGCCGACTTCGGTCGGGCCGGGTTCTGCGTTTGCCGGTTGTGGAAACCCTGTACGTCTCACCACCCCGAGTTTTCCACCTCTGGATGGTGAGTTTTCAAAACTTACACACGTAGAGGCCACATCATGGCAAACCGCAAACAACAGCGCGCATACGCTGCGCGTCGTCACATCCAGACTGAAATCAACCGCAGACTTTTCCGCGCATCACGCGTCGCGCAAATCATGCACATCAATATGCTGCATGAGCGCAGCCACGCACTATCGAACACCTATTGCGCCTCTGTTTTCAGCTATCTGGCGGATGATCTGCACGAGCTTCAGCAGCTCATTCAGCAGCAAAACAAACTCCATTAATTCCTGTTCCGGGCCTTTCCTGCACCTTGCGGCGGGAGGCCTTCGCACATCTGTAACAAGAGGATTGCCGCAATGATTCTCGCCAACGACTTTCTTGAATACCTGCTCAACACAGAACGTGATCTTGCCGCTCGCGTGCGTGATCGTTATGACATGTACCTGAAATCCCTGCCTGTACCGCAGCTCGCTGACGGAAAAATTGTTATTGATGGCCGCTACATGATTGACAGCCATGAGGGAAATTACAGGCTTTACCGCATTGAAGGCGGCACCCCGTCCGTTATTGGCATTTACCAGCGCCCATCCTCTGCAATCGTCGATGTGATTGCCGACAGCATCCGCATCACACATCGCCATGCCGACACAGAAGACACCGTGCTGGAAATTCAGCGGCTGGCTACCGTCTGCCGCGACACCCTGAATGGCATGACGAAGTAAATCACTATGGCGGCAGAGTACATCAGGGACTGGCAACAACCGCGCCACGCAGTGGGGCGTGAAGGAACGGGGATCCCCGCTCCTGAATCCGCGCTTTCCTCCTGGCTGGATGCCTACCGGGCAGAGAACGAGCGCCGCCAGGAAATGGCTGATGCGGCGTTCTCCGCCACGACGCTGGGCAACCTGATTAATAAAAGCCTGGATGCACAGGAAAAACAGGACAAAACCATCACACTGGCAGGAGACGCCAGAAAACAGGCACGCGGCGCGGTGGATGAAGCCATGGCCTCGCTGCGCCTGCTGCCGTCCTATCTGCGCGATCCGCTTATTCGCCGCCTCTCTTTCCTGCGCAAAAACAGGAAGCCGATCGTCAGAAAGGCAAAAAGAGCCGACAGCAGAACGCTATGCACGCGGAACCCTGCGCAAAATATTCGAACGTCTGGACCGCACTGACAGACACTGGCTGACACCGGGTTATCGCTCCCTTGCCGGACGTGAACGCCTGGATGATTTGCTTTACCTGCCACAGCTCAACAAGCACCAGATACAGACGCTGGCCACCATGACAGCGGCGATGTTCAGCAGCACCTTCGAAACACTCTGTGATGGCTTTGGTGCCAGAGATGGCGAGCTGACCATGGAGGTGGCGCTGAAGGCATATCAGATGCTGGCACGCATGGCGTTACATCTGCACACCATGCCGCCGCATTATGACGCACTGACAACAGACAAGGACCGGAGGAACGCACCGGATACGGAACTGCTGCCGGGCGCAATTCTTCGCCTGACCTGTGCGGAATGGTGGAAACGCAAACTGTGGCTGTTACGTTGCGAGTGGAGAGAAGAACAACTCCGCGCCGCCTGTCTGGTTTCCAGAAAAACATCACCCTATCTGAGCCAGGACGCGTTAAGCGCGTTTCGCGCACAGCGCGAGAAAACACGCGATTTCCTGAAAAGTTTCATGCTGGAAAATGAAGACGGGTTCACGATTGATCTCGAGACGGTGTATTACGCGGGAGTAAGTAACCCGGTTCACCGTAAGGCAGAAATGATGGCCACCATGAAGGGACTGGAACTTCTGGCCGAAGCCCGTGGCGACAGAGCGGTGTTTCTGACTGTCACCTGCCCGTCAAAATACCACGCAACAACGGAGAACGGTCATCCGAACCCCAAATGGAACGGGGCCACCATGCGCGACTCCAGCGATTACCTGGTTAACACGTTTTTTGCGGCGGTCCGCAAAAAACTGAACCGCGACGGTCTGCGCTGGTATGGCATCCGCACGGTGGAGCCTCACCATGACGGCACTGTGCACTGGCATATGATGGTCTTTGCACATCCGGACGAGATTGAAACCATCGTGTCCCACGTCTGCGATATTGCCATTCAGGAAGACCGCCACGAGCTGGGCGATGACATAACTCCGCGTTTTAAGGCGGAGTACGTAGACGGCTCAAAAGGCACACCAACCAGCTACATCGCCACCTACATCGGAAAGAACCTGGACAGCCGCGCCGTGGATGGCATCGACCCGAAAACGGGCAAGCCACGCGTTGACCACGAAACCGGAAAATCAATGGCCGAGAGCGTGGAACGCGCCATCGGCTGGGCGCGCCTTCACCGGGTCCGCCAGTTCCAGTTCTTTGGTATCCCCTCCCGTCAGGTGTGGCGTGAACTGCGCCGCCTTGCCAGCCAGATGGCACGCAACCCGGAAGGCCCGCAACGGCTGAAGGATGACGCAATGGACGCGGTACTCGCTGCCGCTGATGCCGGATGTTTTGCCACCTACATTGAGAAACAGGGTGGCGTACTTGTTCCACGCAAAGACTACCTGATTCGCACCGCCTACGACCTCGCAGATGAGCTGAACGATTACGGTGAACAGAGCGTACAGATTTACGGGATCTGGTCGCCGCTCATTGGGGAGTCTTCCCGCGTATGCACGCATCCGGATAACTGGAAGCTGGTAAGACGCAAACCGGAAGCGGAAGACAGCGCCCGCGAAAATGGTTTTGACCTTCAGGGCGGCCCTGCCGCCCCTTGGACTCGTGGCAATAACTGTCCCCGTGTACAGGAAACGAACAACAACGGGACAGAACAGCCGGAAGAACGGCCAGCACCGTGGCCGCAGCTCCCTGACGGCGTTGAAGTGAACGAATGGATGCGCTCACTGAAACGGCACGAACGCCGGGCGCTGATGCGTTCGCTTCGTGACAAACAGGCAAAAAACAGCAGTGATGAAATGCAGAACTGGACGCAGAGCCGCAAACAGCCGCGACCTTTGCCTGATAACCACGAATTACTCGCTAAAGAATGGCGGGAGTCTGCTGAATCTCTCGGCATGCATATCGGTGAACAACAGATGCAGCACTTGTTACGGGGCGGCAGTCTGTACGTTGACGGCAGCATCATTGCACCGCAGGGATTTAAAATTGTACGCAAACCGGATACCCGCCCGGACAGCCGAATCACGCAACTCTGGCAACGCCTGAGCCGTAATCACGGCGTAAGCAGCACGGAGATCCGTCATAACCCTGTCGCCAGCTATCTGGAACAGCTGGGGACATCAGACCCCGAAGCAGCCGCACGCCTGGCATCCATACTTCAGCAGGACCAGAACACCATGAAAACACCCGTTACCGTGCTTTCTGACATGCTGCGCGCCATCCGCGACGCAGAGCACGCACAGAGAATCAGTGAAACCACTGAACGCGCCCGCCGCAAAGCAGACCTGCTGCGGGGTGGCCTGACCAGTGGAAACAAAAAACAGACAGAAACGGGACTCACGAATCCCGTAAATGAGCAAAAAACGCGCAGCGATATATGAAGCGCGCACAAAACAGGCAAAAACGGGATTTCAGAATCCCGTAATCGATTAATTAATCAACATAAGGAAAAGCGACATGAAAATTTGTATCGACGACGGCTCCACCAACATCAAGCTGGCATGGACTGAGAACGGCGAACGCCGCAACGCCATCAGCCCGAACAGCTTCAAGTCGGAATGGTCTGCGCCGTTCGGTGGCATGCAGCCCGCGAACTACATGCTTGATGGCGTGCGCTATGGTTTTGATCCGGTCAGCGATCGCTTTGTCCAGACAACCGACACGCAATACCAATACAGCGATGTAAATGTCATTGCCATTCATCACGCGCTGGTCAAATCAGGCATCACGCCACAGGAGGTGGATGTGGTTGTCACCCTGCCACTGAGCGAGTATTTCGACACAAACGCACAG